TTGGCGCTGGGCGCAGGCAGGAGACCTGCCGGGTGACCAGATGCTGATCGACCACGAGCAGCTTCACAAGATTGTGAGCGCAAACCGAACCCGGCGTGGGTTCGGGTTTACGCACTATGATCCAAGAGTTCAAAGCAACGCTGCGGCAATTGGCTACGCCAACGCTCAGGGGTTCACGCTGAACCTGAGCGCGGAGACGATAACGGAGGCGGATGAGTTTACGAGCCTCGGCGTAGGGCCAGTCGTTGTTATTCTCCCCGTGGGTGCATCGGAAAACTTCACCACACCCGGGGGAAATACGGTTAAGGTGTGCCCGGCGACTATCAGCGACGTTACGTGCAGCCTGTGCGCCATCTGCGCCAACCCAAAACGCACCAATGTGATCGGCTTCCCCGCTCATGGCAGTGGCAAGGCCAAAGCTCAGAGGGTGTTCTACATGGCGAAAGCCTGAGAGTTGGCCAGCCAAGCGGCTCAGCCTCCGCGGGCCGAGGCTGGGACACGGATCAACACAAACCTCAACAACAGGAAAAATAATCTTGGAAAATCAATACTTAGAAGTACGAGCCGATTGGAATGGCACCGCGTGGATTGTCAGAGATGTTGACGCCATGGGAGGGCTGGGGGTACGGGTGGAAGCCCTTGTCATGCGTGCCACACGCACAGGCAAGGACTTTGCGCAGGGGTTCATTGGCGCCGTTCACGGACTTGACTGGGAAGTTGCGGGGTATCTCGATAACACCGGACTCAGGCTCCTTGGAGTGGGCGCGCAGTTTCGTGGCCAGACCGCCTCGCCACGAGGGGTGAGTACCCGACGGGTCAACTTGACCCAAGACGGAAAGGTTACTAGCGGGGAGATTTGAAGCGCCCCATGCCCATCTTGGGTGTGAGGGCGTTAACCGCGCATCTGCGCACATTTGGAGTTCTCTAATGACAGCAAAAACATTTTTAGCCAAGCTCAATACGCTGGCTGCAACCCCCGGAAAGAAGGACAAGCTCGAGATCGTCAAGTCGTTTGACGAAATCGACCTGGCGCTGGCCAAGGCGGCGCTGGACCCGACGATCAATTACTACATCGCCAAACTTGACCCCGTGGTGCCCTCTGAAGTCAGACTTCAGTTCGACGATGCCGAATGGGGGCTGATCTCAGCCCTGTCCCGACGGGAAATCACCGGGGGAGATGCCCTGAGGATGGTCGGGTTCCACCTGCACGACCTGCACCCCGACGACGGCGAAGTCTTGCGCCGCGTCATTCTCAAAGACCTGCGTGCCGGCATCGGCGCCAGTACGGTGAACAAGGCGTTTCCAGGGACTGTGCCAGAGTTCGCGTATTGCAGGTGCTCGCTCCCGAAAGCCAGCGACATCGACAAATGGGATTGGAGCTTGGGCGTCTACGTGCAGTTGAAGGCTGATGGCAGCTTCTGCCGAGCGGCTCGGACACACGAGGGCGTCACGTTCACCACCCGCCAGGGCAACACCTACCCCGACATCCCGGCACTGGCCAAACTTACGGAAGATGCCATGTGGTGCCTCAAGCCCGGCACCGAGACCCACGGCGAGTTGACCATTTGGGTAAATGGTGAGCTGCAGCCGCGCACCATTGGCAATGGCATGCTCAACAGCCTGCAGCAAGGTGGGAACCTGCCCCCAGGCGCTGAGATTCGCTTCGACTGTTGGGATCAGATTCCGCTGGAGTTTGCGGTGCCCAAGGGCAGGGTCAAGACGCCCTACACGCTGCGCTACGACTTGCTGAAGGATCAAGTGGAGACGGCTGGTCGCTCCAGCATCATGTTGATCGAGGGCAGCGTCGTGCACAGCAAGGACGAGGCGCTGGCGATGTACCGGGGATTCCTCGCCCGAGGCCTTGAGGGTGCCATCGTCAAGCACCCGCTGATGGAGTGGCTCGACGGTGACTCCCCCAGACAGGTGAAATTCAAGCTGGAGGTTGACGTCGATCTGGAGATCGTCGGGTTCAACCCAGGCACCCCTGGAACCCGGACAGAAGCGACGTTCGGCTCCGTCAAGGTTCAGTCGCTGGACGGGCTGCTTGAGGCTGACGTGGCGGGCTTCAAGCGCGAGATGGAACAGTATCTGCACGAGAACCGTGACTCGGTTCTTGGCAAGGTGCTGTGTGTCCGGGCCAACGCCATTGCCTACCCATCGGAGTCCAACCCCAAGCACAGCTTGTTCCACCCACGCTTCGTGGAATTGAGAGGTGATAAGTACGAGGCTGACACCCTCGGGTCCGTTAAGGCACAATTTGAGGCGGCAGTCGCTTAAGGAGTTGACATGAAGACAACAGCAACTATTTTGATCATCGCCCTGCTGGCAGGGTGCGCCACAAGCCGAGGCACCGGCGCCAGTTACAACCCGATCGTGGATCGACCGGGCACTAACTACGCCAAAGACTTGGGCGAGTGCCAGGCGCACGCCACCCAAGTCATGAGTGCTGCCGACGGGGCAGCGGCCGGCGCGGTGGCGGGGGCCATCTTCGGTGCCCTGATGATGGCTGCCGTGGGCGGGTCACGGCGGGACGGCGCATGGGTTGGGGCGCTTTCCGGTGGCTCCAGCGCGGCCGCCGCTGCCGAGGGAGGGCAGCGGGGCATTATTACCCGGTGTTTGTCCGGGAGGGGCTATTCAGTTCTTCAGTGACCCGAGTAAATTTAACCGAGGAGTTTTGATGGAAAGTAACAAACCCAGCGTTGACCGTCAGCGCGATAACAGGTTCAACCTATACGTGCCCCGCCAGGAGGGTGAGCCAGAGGACACTCGACCCTACCGGGGCCAGTTCGACAGCCTCATGGAGGCTGATGCCTACGCTCGGGAGCACTTTGGCGTGTCGGTGGACCTGGATGACCTACGCCGATGATCCCAACAAGGTACTCACCCGAGCCGATCGGACAAATACGAGGCTGACACCCTCGAGTCAGTTAAGGCACAGTAAAGAAGAGGGAGTCACAGATTCCCTGCCGAACAGGCAGCAACTACAGGAGATTTTTATGGAAAATGAAGTTTTGACGAGAGACCTGATCAGGTCTCATTTATTTTCAGCGATCGAGATCACAAGCCAGGAGCAGCGGGACGGCGTGGTACGTTGGGCCTGGTGCCTGAGCCCACTGGGCAGGTGTCCACCGAATGACAACCTTCATCGGGATGAAGATCGGCACTACTTTAAGTCGCGTGAGTCAGCGACGAGGTTCGCACTTGGTTGGGTCAGGCGAAACCGTCCCGATCTGGAGGCTGCCGCAGTTCGGGAAGCCAAGGAGGGGATCGCTTACCGAGCGAAACAGATGAGAGCAGGAGAAAAATGACCCCAACAAGATACTCACCCGAGCCGATCGGCAGTTACCGATTCGCACAGCTGTTCAGGTTCCTGGTGGAGGACCCAGTCGCCTGGGACCTTGCCTACCTGTCCTGGGATTTCGAGGCAGCGAAGGTGCCCCCCGACGCCAACTTCAGTACCCACGTTCGGCGCACCCTACAGTACAGCCTGGCAACAGGGAGGCTTGATCTTACAGGTGAGACTCCCCCGAGCCACACGGTTCGGGGCATGCTGCGGCACCCTGCACCGCGCGCCGTCAAGCTGCTCATTGAGCACCGCCTGGTGCGAGAACTGCCGCTGTTCCAAGCCTACGGGCCAGATTGGCTGCGAATCCTGGAGGTTCGCAGCCACACTTACCGGGAGCCACACGACAAGGACTTCGATTTTGAAATCAACGTCCTGACCCAAGCCGCAGAGGTTATCGCCAAGGTACGATAACTCTGCAGCTCCCGAAGTAAAACCCGCGGCATCAGCCCGCACACGGAGCCTCCATGCACCCCTACGACATTGTTCGAGAACGGTTTGCGTTCCCGTTTGAACTGAGACCCCTCCAAGTTGACATCGTCAACGACCTCTGCCAGTACCCTCGAGCGGGGTATTACTGTGAGGCGGGCTGTGTCGACTCAGACACTGAGTACCTGTCCCCAACAGGGTGGATCAAAATATCCAAGTACGCGGGTGGGGAAGTGCTTCAGTACACACTTGCCACAGGTGAGACTGAGTTTGTCACGCCCATTCAGTACATCAAAGCACCCTGTAAGCAGATGACGCGGATTAAGACAAAGTACGGGGTAGATCAGCTACTTTCAGATGACCATCGAATGCTCGCTTTCAGGGGCAACCAACTAGACAAGGGCCCTGTGGTGTTCAACCCAGGGTACCTGATGGAAAAACATGATCGTTTCCACAGCGGGGATCGAGCCCGCCGACCAGAACCGGACGGCGTCAGCATCAGTCACGTAGGACTCCCATCTGTGTTCTTCGGCCCTGAGCGCGCAGGTGTGAATCTCACAGACGACCAACTGCGTCTCCAGGTTGCGGTGATAGCTGACGGCCATTTCGGCGGACCGACCGATAGGTGCGTGGTTCGCATCAAGAAGGCGCGCAAGGTCGGGCGCCTGCGGCATCTCCTAGAAGCCGCCGGGGTTGAGTACGTCGAGCGCGACCAAAATACCCCAACAGCGAAAGGGTTCTCGGTATTCACCTTCAGCGCACCCCTGCGTCTGAAAGAGTTTGATGCTCGGTTTTGGGCTGCCTCAAGACATCAAATGTCCATCCTGGCAGCGGAAATTCCAATGTGGGACGGCACAATGCTCGGAGGTAACCGGGGCGTGAGCTTTACAAGCACAAGCCGTGCGTCCGCCGACTTTGCGCAGTATGTGTTTTGCAGTCAGGGTGTCATGGCGGGGTTGTGGGAAGACCCCCGCACCGAAAAGTACAGGGGAGGCCAGTGCCTCACGGTAACCGCGCGTGGGGGGTCTAAAAACACAGCCCGGGGTCTACGTCACATACTAAATAAGCTGGAGCCAACGATGTGGACCGAGCCGTCCACTGACGGCTTCAAGTACTGCTTCACCGTGCCCAGTTCGTTTTTGGTGCTGCGGCGCAATGGCTGTGTGTTCATCACGGGAAACAGCGGGAAGACCTCCATGGCCACTCACCAAGCGCTCTACTACCGGGACCTGCACGGGGTAAGGCAATGGCTTATTGTGATGCCTCCGATTCTGCTTGAGCAGTGGGATCGCTGGCTGCGCAGCGTGACCGACCTCAGCACGGGGAAGCCCCTGACCACCACCGTCTACGCCGGCACCCCGGCGCAGCGTAAAGCACTGAGCCTCAACAACGACTTCGTCCTGACCAGCTACGGACTGCTCAAGAATGATTTTGAGAGTCTTCACGCGCACTTCGAGGATCGCGCCCTGGGTGTCATCGCGGATGAAGCCACCGCCATCAAAAACACCGCCAGCGACACCCACAAGGCAGTTGCCCTGATCGCTGAGAACCGCCCCTTCCTGCCGCTCACTGGCACCCCCATCAACAAGCCCGGAGACGCCTTCGCTTACATCAAGCTGATCGCCCCGGGCGTGTACCGCAATAGACGCCAGTTCGACCGTCTCCACGTAGCCGAGACAGACGACTACGGCAACGTGGAGAAGTGGTGCAACCTTGACGTGCTGGCGGAAAATATGAAAATTCACTCGGGACGCCTACTCCTGAGAGACGCCCGCAAGGACATGCCAGAGCCTCTGCTCACTCCGAGACCTTACAAACTTGACCCGGCGCACATGAAGCTGTACCGACGAATCGCGGAGGAGCGCTTGGTTGAGTTCGAGGGCGGGAAAGAGATCGATGCGATCTCCGCCAGCGCGCTCAGATCAGCGCTCCAACAAGTGGTCATTAACTGGGCGGAATTCGACGACAATACTGCCCGCCGACCCGCGATCATGGACATGATTGAGGAGGTGCTGGAGGAGATAGGGGAGCGCAAACTTGTGATCGCCGCCCACTTTATCAGGACGAACAGGTACCTTCACAAGGCATTGGCCAAGTACGACGCGGTTGCGGTGTACGGTGAGGTTGCCAAGGCCGACAAACAGAAGGCTATTCGTCGGTTCATAGAGGATTCGCAGTGCAGGGTTATTTTGGTTCAGCCCTCCAGCGCTGGGTTTGGCGTGGACGGCTTGCAGCACGTGTGCTCGGACATGTTGGTGGTGGAAGCCCCAACAACGCCAACGCCCTTCCAGCAGGTGGTGGCACGATTGGATCGTGACGGGCAAAAAGAGCCCGTGCACGTTCGTGTGGCGATAGCCTCCGGGACGGTACAGGTGGGCATGTTCAAGTCTCTGTTGAATAACGACGAGCTTGCCAACCAGGTGCAAGGCGGGTACAAAACTTTGAGGAGTTCGATTTATGGCGGCGAGTAGGGGCCGAG